GTCCAGAACGCGAAGTGCCCGTAGTCGCGCTTCCGCTCCCCGCGCGTGAAGTAGACGATGACCGGCCGGCGAAAGTTCCGAACCTCGATGCTCTGTTCACCAACGGTCGTCATCATGTGCCGTTCGGCCATGACTCACTCGAGGTGACACTCTCCGACGAGGTCCAACGACGCACCGCAACTCTCGCACTTCGGCGACTTACCGCAGGTCCCGCAGTAGCTGCACCGGACCCAGGGCTCGGTGCGAATGGGCAGTCCCGCCTCATACGGCATCGCGCTCGCGACGGACCACAGGATGTGTCCGGTCTCACTGGGCGCGCTTATCATAGCTCGTAGCTTCATCGTCCGTCACGCTCATAGAGCGCGCCTCGCAGGTACATCACCATGTCCAGCGCTTCTTCATACGCGTCACGAAGAAAGTCCCGACCGTTGTGTGGCTGTAACAGCGTCCCGTAACGCTGCAGGCCGATGGTCTTTCGCGCCTCGATGTCTTGCCAGACCAGGTTCTGCATCGCGGGCAGGTCATTCACGATGGGCAACGGTTGGTCACCGGGTCGAACGAGCGGCTTCCACAACGACCGCTCCGCACTACTGTTGCACAGGTCACACGACAGATGTGACGCGGCGGCGAGCGCTTCCTCGTGAAAGACCGTCGGCTGTAGGCAGTGCGGACAGATGTACACACGCCCGCGATGACTCATGAACTCTACTATACCGTCAGTTTGAAACTTCGTCAATACAAAAGTGCGGTCAACATAGAGTCCGAGTGCAAAAAGATTAAAACTTACACACTATCTCGTTGCCGGCCCAGTAGCTCTGGTATATAGTTGACAACGAGCTCCCAAACCAACCCAATCGAGGTCTTCCCATGTGGCTGTGTCGTGCCCGAACACTTCCCAGTTCTTCCCATCGTCGTGAGCGTGTTTCATCCTAATGGCGACGCCCGATCCGTCACGTTCGGTCCGGGACGCCGCCGCGCTGTACATCGCGAAGGGTTGGCGCGTCGTCCCACTCGCCCCGGGTTCCAAGGCCGCGACTGACCCGTCGTGGATGACACTCGTCTTTAAGCCCGATGACTTCGACGAGCATGATAACATCGGGATTAAGTCGCTGGGTGGTCTTATCGATGTCGATGTTGACTCCCCTGAAGCGATCGCCTGCGCCCGCGCCTTCTTGCCACCGACGGGTTGCGTCTACGGCCGCAAGACCAAACCCGCGGCCCACTGGTTATACACCGCACCGTTTGAAAAGACCATCACATTCAAGGACCTCAACGCGGGTGAGGACCACAAGTCTACCCTCATCGAGGTGCGCGTCAACCACCAGTCCATGGCGCCACCGTCGGTCCACGAGGACGGCGCCACGCTGGAGTGGGAGGGCATCCTCAGTGACCCAGCGACGGTCGAACCACCAACCCTCATGCGCGCGGTGCGACTGATCGCCACGTGCGCGCTGATCGGCCGTTACTATCAACCACCGGGTGATCGACACGACTGGGGTGTTGCGCTCGCTGGCTTCTTACGTCACCTCGGTGTCGTTGAGATCGAAGCGCTGCAGGTGATCACCGAGGCAGCACGCTGGGTCCGCGATGAGAAGCTCAAGGACCGGCTCACCGAGTTCAAGTCGACCTACGCGCACTCTGATGAGGATCCACTCGCGGGCGGCAAAGCCCTGCGCGAGAAGATGTCCACAGGTAAAAGCTTCTGTGCGTCGCTGCAAAAGATCTGGGGTGGCCGTGATGCCGGCACGGGCGGCGGGTTCATTCTCTCTGAAAAGGGAGATAAGATCGCGGCGATGGCGCAAGAGAATCTTCGCCGTGCGCTCGCGAAGTTGAGCGTCGAGGTCGCGTATGACACCTTTAGTCAAAAGATGGTGTTCACGCGCAATAACATTACACAGACGCTTCACGACCAACACCTCCTTGAACTCTGGTTTGAGATCGACGCCAAGTTTCACTTCCGCCCCGCCCTGGATTTCTTTACGCTCTTTCTCCAGAAGTTTTCGCACGAGAAAGAGTTTCATCCCGTGAGAGATTACCTGCGATCACTCACCTGGGATGAGCAGTCGAGGTTGGACCGCTGGCTCGTAGAGTGTGGGAAGGCGGGCGACATTCCCTACACGCACGAGGTCGGACGGACGACACTGGTCGCCGCGGTGCGTCGTGTGATGCGACCAGGCTGTAAGTTCGACGAGTTGCTCGTGCTCGAGAGCGAGCAGGGTATGCTGAAGAGCTCGGCGCTGAGAGCCCTGTGCCCGCATGAGGAGTGGTTCTCTGATGACCTGCCACTCAACGTCGACTCGAAGCAGCTGATCGAGCGCACGCTGGGCAAGTGGATCATCGAGGCCGCCGACCTAAGTGGACTCCGAGGGAGTCAGAAGGAACACCTCAAGGCGATGCTGTCACGCCAGGTGGACGGTCCCGTACGCTTGGCATACGCGAGACTTCCCGTCGAACAGCCGCGACAGTTCATCGTCGTGGGTACCACCAACTCTCACGCATACCTGAAGGATGATACGGGCAACCGAAGGTTCTGGCCCGTGCGCGTTGAGGTGATGAACATCGATAAGATTATGGAACAGCGCGATCAGTTATGGGCTGAGGCCGTCACACGCGAACGCCGTGGGGAGTCGATTCGCTTATCAACGAGCCTCTATGGGATCGCTCAGTTCCAGCAAGAGCGACGCCGAGTGGAAGATCCTTGGGAGGAAATTCTCGCCGATAAGTACGGACCAGAGAAGAAATGGCGGTTAGCACCGAGTGAGATCTGGAACGCGCTTGGGATTCCAAGTGACCGACGTGATGAGCGCGCATCCGAACGGGTCGTGGCCACGTTACAACGGCTCGGGTTTCGACGCCTCGCGGTCCGAAATGAGGAGAAAAAGGTGGTGAAAGGCTGGGCCCGTGAACCGAGTGAAGGGAATCATGAGTTAAAGTTCGAGGAATAAACTACATATGACTTCTTATTTGACCAAAAATAACCACATAGAACCCATTTTATAACCCGCTTTAACCTATTGAAACCGCCCAAAATGATGAAAAATCGAGGAATAGTCCTGTAACCGGCCGTAACGACTAACCAGCCCCTCTACTGTTAGACAATTCATTATTATATATATTAGTAGTAGTAGTAGTAGTAGTTACAATAGTTATACTGTTAACTAGCTGCATCGAAAGGACTTATGATGTAACCCTTGTAACTCACACGGTTACAACCGAGAGTGAAGAAAGTTTAACACTCGATTCATATTCTTGTTGCAGTTTGAGCCACAATCGGAGTACAATGATCTCAGGTGTCACATCACGATGGTCAACCTACACCCCGGAATGAGGATGGCCGTGAGTGAGTCGCGCGCTTCGAGGATGATGCGATGAGGACGAGTCTTAGCTCCCTCGACACGGTCTTACACCCACCGCCAACGCGTGGGACCGAGCGTGGTGCGCAAGAGCGACTGGACGCGGCACTCGAAGACGTCCTCGACGAAAAGCGACAGTGCGTCGCCATCACGCGCCGCGGAACACGGTGCGACCATCACCCCATCCGGGGCGGCATGGTCTGTGTCACTCACGGCGGGAACGCGCCACTCGTGCGACAGGCTGCGAGGATGCGTCTCCTCGCGATGTGTGAGCCGGCGTTTAAGACACTCCTCGAGCTCTTGACGAGTGAGGATGAAGAGATCGCGCTGAAGGCAGCGGTCGCCATCCTCGACCGAGCGGGCTATGGCGCCAAGGCCACGCTCGCGGTAACAACCTCGAGTGATGAAGACCTGACCGCGCTGAGCGAGGAAGAGTTGGCGAATCGCGCGGAAGTGATCGCACAGCGTTGTCGTGTGGCCGCGGAACGCGCGCGCCTGACGACCGAGCTAAAGACCATCGACATCCCTAGCATTCCTACCGTATAAAGAGAGCGAGCGAGTGAGCGTATGAGTGAGCGAATGAGGTTCGCGAGGGGACCTGTACCCTTCGGACTGGTTGAGCTTACTCTATGTCCAACCCTCGAACCATCGTCAACACGCTGGACTCACTCGGGCCGGACTACGAACTTACTGAACTTGCGCGTATTGAACGCGCTCTCGCCATCAAGAGATGCTCGCGCCTCAAGGACTTCGTCGAGCGCGCGTGGTCAACGGTTGAACCTGACGATGCATTAATCTGGAACTGGCATCTCGATACGCTGTGCTCGGCACTCGAGGCGAGCGAGCGAGGTGACATCCTCAACGCCATCATCAACGTCCCTCCCGGGACGATGAAGTCACTCCTCGTGAGTGTCTTCTTTCGCGCGTGGCTCTGGACGAAGAACCCGGGGCTCAAGTTCCTCGCTGGGTCATATAGTTCCGCTCTCTCGATCCGAGACAACGTCAAGCTCCGCGTCCTGGTCACCGCACCCTGGTATCAGGACTTCTTTCCGCATGTGAAGCTGGTGGGTGACCAGAATGCGAAGGAGCGATTCGATACGACGGCCGGCGGCTGGAGTATCGCGACGAGCGTCGGCGGCGTTGGCACGGGCGAGCACCCCAACTACACCATCATTGACGACCCACTGACCGCGCAGCAAGCGCGCAGTGAAGCGGAGCGCAACGCAGCGAATTCCTGGATCGAGCGAACGATCTCTACGCGCGGCGTCATCCACGACGTACGCACCTGGGTCGTCATGCAGCGTTTGCACGAAGACGACACAACTGGGTTCCTGCTACGCAAGGGAGGGTGGTGGCAACTCTACCTGCCTATGCGCTATGAGACCGAGAAGCGTGATGCCACAGGACGCGTGACTTATAAACCGCACCCACTGGATCAGCGAGAATCGCCGGGTGAACTACTGTGGCCTAGTCAGTTCACTGAGGCGAAGGTGCGGAAGCTGGAGCTGGCGCTTGGTCCGTATGGGGCCGCGGGTCAGCTCCAGCAGCAGCCGGCACCCGAGGGTGGTGGCCTCTTTAGACGTGAGTGGTTTGGTGTCGTGGACGTCGTGCCCGTGGGCGCGCGTTACTGTCGCGGGTGGGACACAGCAGGGACTGAGGACGGTGGGGACTGGACGGTAGGCGCCAAGTTAGCCGTCAAGGATGGCATCTTCTACGTCGTGCACGTGGTGCGCGACCAGCTGGGCCCAGCGGGCGTCGATGGGCTGATCCGTTCGACCGCAGAGCTGGACGGGATAGCATGTTCCCAGCGCGAGGAAAAAGAAGGTGGTGCCTCGGGCAAGGCGGTCATCGTCGCGCGGGCGAAGTTGCTGCTCGGCTATGACTACGCGCACGTCGAGGTAGGTGGGGACAAGGTCACGCGAGCGAAACCGTTTCGCGCGCAGTGTGAGGCCGGGAACGTGCGCCTCGTGCGAGGCGACTGGAACCAGGAGTACCTCGATGAGCTGGCATTCTTCCCTGTAGGACGACACGATGACCAGGTGGACGCCTCAAGCTGCGCGTTTAACGTCCTCGTGGCAGAAGAGCCACAGTCAGACGCACTGACGTGGTAGACCCACAGCTCGTGCTTATCGTGCTTACGACGTTACTTATGAGCCAGGATGACCGCGTGGCTGTGCGTGCAGCGTTGTATATCGTAAAGAGCGCGCTAGGTGATAGAGAGTGAGGGTATGAGGATGCGGCGTCGAGGATTCTTACAACTGTTGGCGGGGGCGGCGGTCGCGGGGCTCGTGCCCAAGGCGCCGGTGCCCGCGGGTGAGTTCTGGCGACAGAAGAACGTGGTCAATGGGACACCCATGATGGCCTCGGGCTTTGTCATGACAGACCTGAGTCACGAGGGCGTGGCATACACACGTACGTACTATCCAAATAGAGTGCGCACCTTTGAGGACAAGACGTGAATGATGGTACTCCCATCGCTGGTGCTCCTCTTGCCAGTCGATGTGGCAACCTGTGTTCGCGCGCAGGCGACGCTGCTCCACTGCGATCCAGACGCCCTGGTCGTGGACATGGTGCGTGGGGCCCTGGCGCTACACGCTCGGTTCGATGGGCCCTTGCCCGCGAAGGCCGAGCTCCTACGCCCCTTTCAGGGCGTGGTCGAGCGCATCGTGGACAAGTGCATCGCACGCGAGGTTCCCGCGTCACTCGTCGCGGCCTGGATCGCGCTGCTCGACGAGCGTGGCCCCTTGACGCCACATCAGGTCGAGGGCATCGTGCACGAGCGCTGGGGCTGGACCTTTGCTCCGGGCTCGGTCAATGGGTGTGCTCGCCACCTGACGCACCTGGGCGAGATTCAGCACGTGAGGCGTGGACTCTACGCGTCCAAGGATTGGAGTGCTAGTGGCTGAGATCTTTGCGCTCCGTGCGATGTCCGCGCTCGCCAATCGCATCTCCCTCGCCGCGCGTGCAGGCCTGACCTTCGAGGGCCGGCGGGACCTCTATAAGATCCTAGGCTACAAAGAAGAGCTCACGCCTGAGGACTACCTGCTGCGATTCCAGCGCAACGGCGTCGCGGCCCGGATCGTCGAGACCTTTCCGAAGTCCACCTGGCGCGGGGGCGCGGAGGTGTGGGAGGACGATGATCCCTCGGTGCTCACGACCTTCGAGAAGGCGTGGGATGAACTGGCGGAGCGCCTCAGCGTCTGGGCCATCTTTCAGCGGGCGGACGTACTCGCCGGGCTAGGACACTACTCGGTGATCTTTCTGGGTGCGGGCGATGGGCAAGACTTTTCACGACCGTTGGAGAAGCTGAAGATCGAGCAGCTCGCGTACCTCACGCCCTACTCAGAGGCCGACGCGATCATTAGTAAGTTCGTCACGGACCCTACGGACGAACGCTTCGGGCTCCCTGAGCTGTATCAGATCACGATGTTACGGAACGTCCCGGGCGCGCGTGTGAACAGCAGCGTCACGAGGCCGGTCCACGCGTCACGCGTCATCCACGTCGCAGATGGGCTCCTCGACAACCACGTCTGGGGCACACCTCGGTTAGAGCGCTGCTGGAATCTTCTCGACGACCTCGAGAAGGTCACGGGCGGCGGCTCTGAGGCCTTCTGGCTCCGTGCGAACC